TACTGCTTTTGCTCCTGCTCCTGACGCAATTACAGATGATTGTTCTGTTCTAGATGGCATAGTTGCTGTATATCCTGCTTGTTGTAAATTTATATTCTGTGCTGTATCTGCTGTGTCTATAGTAATTCTGAACTGAAATCCTCTACCTTTAAATGTTCCATTAGCAAAATCATTAAAAGATGTATATGTTGGAGAACTTGAAGGATTATCGGTTGTGGTTCGTACAGCCATTTTTGCGTTTACATCATTAGCAATGGAGCCATCGAAGTCTGTCCAGGTATCTATATTATCTGTTCTGTTATCAAACTGATCTCCTGTATAAAAACCAACTCCTTGAAAATGTCTTTTTAAGACAAGTGAGAACGTACCGCCAAGATCAAGAGTATCTACGAAATCATAAGTACCACTAGCATTAGCCGTTGGATCTGTAAGTTTTAATCCACCAAGAGTTGAATCAAAAGTAAGATTAGATTTAGTTCCGTTATATGGCGTTCCATCAGTATCTTCTCTGTCAGTTTTGACAGTAATCGAATCTAAAATATCAACAATAGATAAGGCTACACTTGTTGCATTAGCACTGAATCTACCACCATCATCTTGGAATTTAAGGAGATAAGTTCCTGCAAGGGCAGGAGCTATAACTTCTGTTGCGTTACCAGCTACAGCCTCGATTACATCTTGGGCAGATTGAAATGTAGCTGCACCACCTGTTTGATTTGTATGTCTTACATAAACACGACCACCATGTAAAACATCTATAGCAGTTGCCTGTGTAAATCTTAATCTTACAAACTGTTCATTAATAGGCTCGATAGTAAGCCCAGAAACATCTTCTGGTAATGCTGTTTTACCTTGAGCTACAAATGTTGTTTCAGTCGGGTTTGCAGATATTTCCCCTAAAGCATTATATGAAAATACTTGAATTGTATATGTTGCTTTTACAGTATCTAAAAGTTCAAAATCACTACTAAATACAACCTGAGAAACATAATTTCCATTTTCAACTTTGTAATTAACTAGATATTGAGTTACACCTACTACAGGCTGCCAATCTACAATTAATTTACTTCTAGCAATACTATTTATAACAACTGTTTGTTCTGTAACTGTTAAGTTGCTTGGGGAAGATGCAGGAGCATTTAATATAGATACTGTTCTTGTTGGAAGTGCAGTTCCATCTTCAATAAATGCGTACTTTCCTTCGACATAAGACAAGGCTGTAATTACATAATTAACGTCATCTTGTTCTTCTACTTGGATAACTCTAAATAATTGAGTTTGTAATGTAGTGCTTGATATAAGATAAGGAGAATTTGCTGCTGGTGCTGATGAAAAGGTAGAGGCAGTAGTTCCATCTGGTTTTGTAACGCTATTGACAACCATAGTGTCACCTATAGTAGAAATTGAACCTACTTCAACTGTTCCATCACTTAAAATAACGCTAATAGTTGGGTTGTCATTTATATTAGGTAATCCTGTTTGATCTACAGCATCAATAGTCACAGAAGTAGTTGTTGCAGCTACTACACGACCACCTCTTCTGGCTCCTGCTCTTACTGGATCGTTTATCTCAATAACAGAACCAGGTCTTACAACAATTCCTGCATCTATTGAAGTTGAAAATGTAACTGTCTCACTTTCATTTTGTTCAGCGAAAAGAATTGCACGGCCCAATCTAGCAGCCTGATTACGGGAGGTACACGCAAATGCTTTCACTTGCTTAACGATTGTGCCTAGCTTAGTTATGGCAGTGCTATCTTCTACGACTTCAAAATCTATTTCCTTTGAATCCATGTTGAAGTAACTGACAGAAACAACGCTATGTCTAGTTTTTAAACTACTTCCTGAGTAACTAAAACCAGATTCTCCTACGTTAGCTAAATTAAATAAATAACTTGCTGTGGTTTCTTTATCCTGCGATAAAGTTATTCCTCCAGCAGACCAGATGGGCATACATCTCATAACACCAGATAATTCATTTATTGCTTCAAATGCTTCTTTTGGACTTTGTATATTTACATTGCAACTAAATCTAGCTTCTTTTGTACCAGAGCCCGTTCCATCATCTACTTCTTCGTTTGCATACTTACTGGCAGCAACAAAACTAAATAAATCTATGTTGCTATCAACTATGTGATTACCTAGTCCATACCTGGTATTTGTAAGAAGATCAAGTAAACACATCGCTGGACAATTTGTATAAGTTGCTGCTCCCATTACTCCGTTAAAAACGTAGCCACTTGGATAAATAATTCTTCCAGTTTGAATATCAACTGTTGGTGTGCCAGTTCCAGAGGCTCCTGCTCCTGGTATTCTTACCTTTACTCCTCTAATACGATATTTTCTCGTGGGTATTCTATTAAATTGTTTACTATCAAAACGAAGAGCAGTATAAGCACTATTAGCGTAAGTTGAACTATTATCTATAACTTCCTGAAGGCTGGTAAATTGAAAAGCATTAACTCGATTAGACTCGGTGCTATCTGCTGTTACACGAATAACTCTTACGTCTACTGTGGTGAATCCACTTGTTAGTTCTATTCTATGGTCTTTCTGGTAAGCATCAGCAGTTCTACCGCTTACGGAAGAAACTACTTTGTCTACAAAACCGCCACTATCATGTTGAATCTGAATTTTGTATTCAACTGTATCTCCTCTTAAATCTCCATCATCTTCAGCTACTTGAATTTGAGGCCAAGTTAAAGTAACAATAACAGCATCTACGTCTGTATTTGTAATTTGTCTAGTTACTGGAGCAGAGGTAGTTACAGTAACTCCAACACCAGTAGGTGATCTAGTTTCAGCAGGGATACCACTCAATGCTGTTTGGCTTGATGTACCAAATCTAGATTTAAACACTACATCTTTAAAATTAAAGTCAGTATCCGCAGGACTGCTGTTAGAAGCATTTGCATCAAGTATTGGAGTGTCATTAAGAAAAATATCTTTTAAACTTGCATTGTCGTATGCAGTCGTGCCTTTTGTAAGCTGTGCTTTTGATGCACTAGCAAAACCTTCTATCTCTCCTTCAGAGATTAAATCTTGAACAGTAGCAAAACTTCTACTATGTAATGTGTCAGGAGCACGATACGGAGGGGGAGGGGGGTTAGGACCACCACCACCAGCACCTTGAATAAGTTTTGGTTCGTCTGTCATGCTTCTACCTGGTTTACGTCAACGGCAGCCGAAATTACCACCGAGCCAGTAATAATTTCTCCATATACTATTGGTACAGGTGTACCAGCCCGTGATGTATTTTGCACTCCACTAAAATTAAATGATAATTGTGGATCTTGTTCTGAACTAAATTTTTGAGGTTCTGGTACAGGAAATAACATATCAGATACTCCTGATAGAGCTAATGCAATTCCAATATTTCCAACTACTGCACTTATGCCAACCCCTCCAGTAAACCCTCCAAAACCTAAAGCTAAAGTAGAACCTCCTGTTGCAAAAGCTATTCCAATTAAAGCTGCTCCTAGTAATACTTTTCCAAGACCTCTTCCAGCACCACTAATAACAGGAATAAAATGTATGTCTTGTTTACCTACAGGGTGGTGTATCTCTTCTTCACCTACATCATAATCACCAACTTTTACTTGATAATAATTTGGACCCATAAAAGACTCTATACCTGGAAAATTATGTATTAAAAAACTTACTGCTTTACCAACTGTTTCAGCCTTCACCTCGAACTCCTTATGTCCGACAAACTTAGCTAACTCTCCATACAGTTTTACTTTACGAAGCATAACGTAACCTCTTTCCCGTGCATTTTAGCAACCACTCAGAATATGGCTCTCTACAAGATAGTCTATCGGTTAAATGATGAATTACATCTCCTTTAAAAAATAATGCTACATGATTTAATCCAGGATTTAAAATACTCATAAATAATAAATCTCCATCTTCTAAAGGTTCTTCTGGTCTTAATTCTCTAAAACCTGTTCGCCATGCACACCTTTCAAACATAGGGTCTTTTAAAAATTCTTCTGGTGTGGTCGGCCTTTGCCAATCTCTTAACTCTATATTTTTTTCTTCTTTATACCAATCTCTTACTAAACTCCAGCAGTCTGTTATACCCCATACCCATTGACGACCTAAAATTGGTGGTTTGTATCCACAAGGTTCTAAATATGCCCATTTTTCTGTTTTCGGATTTACGATATGCCAAGGTAAATTACTTTTTTCACAACTTATTTTATCTGCTTGGCTAGGTGTAGGTGGGGTTATTGGGTGACTATGTACTACCCCAATTATTTCTCCAGCATTATCAGCCTTTACATAATCTTCTGGATCAATAATAAAACATTGATGTTCAGTCATTGAAAGATTACGACATGGGTAATATCTTTCTTTACCTTTAATGTTTAATAAAAGTCCACAAGATTCTTTTGGATCTTCACGTTGAGCATGGAGTAGTGCTTTATATTTCCAAGTCATGTTTATCCTACAAACGTGCCAATGGCAGGAAAGATTGAGCGAGTGGCTTGACGACCTGGAATACGGACTCCAGCTAAATCCGTTGGAGCAGCTAGTTCAAATTCAACAATATCTCTTGTTTCTGTTGCTTTTCTATCTATGGAATAAATTTCTTGAGGAAACTCTGCTGTGTTATCTGCTGTAGCATTTGTTCCGTCAGCAAAATTCACCGCATCAATAAATTTAGCCAATGTTCTTATTCGTGTAACTGTAGCTCCCGTCAAATCATTACCAGTTGTTGTTTCATTTACAGTTAAGAGTATTGATGAAATTAACCCTGTAGCGTTACTGATAATTAATTTTGGTCTTGGCAATTGTCCTTTTTGAAAAGCAAAACCTGATGCTTGCACAGGAAATCTAAGGTATTCGTTACCAGCCCATACTATTTTGCCGTTAGCATTTAAATTACTGCCAGCGTGAAATCTGTAAATTGTATTTGCACCATGCAATGCAGTTGATAATTGAAGCGTAAATAGTTCAATAATTGCTGACGGATTTATGTCTTGTAGACTGCTAAATATTTTTGAATTTACTGTCATTATGATGCTGGTTCAAATACTTGTCTAAAAGTGGCCTGTATCGTAGCTCTGTTGTTATAAGGTATTGACTTACTCCAGTTTTCGCAAACAAATCTAAAGTTTGAGGCAGTTTCTTCGGGTAAAAAACCTTCAGCAAAATCAAAACTATCACTATCATTTGCACGAGCGTCTAAAAATGTTTCGATAGTATCTGCATCTGTTTCTGATACTTCGTAAGTAAGACTGAACTCTTTTGGATTTTGATGTTGTGCTAAACCAAATAAAAGTCTATGTTCATACCCATCAGCAAAACGAATAGTACGAGTTAATGGTTTAGATTTCTTGCGGATTCCGTAAGTAGGTTTTATTGAAGGGAAAGTAGCCATTATGCAAGTATTCCTCCAGGTCGTTTCTGTTGTATTATTTCAGATTGTACCGCAGCCGAGATAAGACGACCAAGTTCTCTTCCCTGCTCTTCATCTCCTTCAACAGAAGATCCAGAGGCATCTACGTTTACAACTATATTTGTGCTACCCATAGCATTATTTGGAATTATAGTGCCTGCCCTATCAGGAACAAAAAGTTCTGGTCCTTTTTCTCCTACAATTGAAGCTCTACCAACAGGAGGTCTACCACCATTGGCAAACTTTAAAGCAGGAGCTAAATCTAAAAATTTACTTCCTCCACCTCCAATAAATGTATCTGTTATAAAAGGAGCAGAACCTCCACCTCCTCCTCCACCACGGCCAAACATTCCAAAGATTGATCCAAATAATCCACCGCCTCCTAATGTTCCTCCTGGATTGCCAAATAATGCCATGTTAAATGCAGCATCAATTAATTTATTCAATACATTGTTAAGCAGATCTCCCAAAGTAGATGTACCACGGATAAGACCCTGTAGACCATCGGCAACATCTGTGGCAAGGGATTGACCTAATGATTTGAATTGTTGCCTTACCATCTCGGCTTGTTGTGCCTGTTTTTCTAATAAATTATTCTGTTTTAGTAAATTTTCAATTTTATTTACATCTAGTTCCTCTAAGGTTGCTCCATCTTCAATCATTTCTTTTATCTTTGCATCAAGTTCCTGTGCTAATAAAACTTCTTCATAATTACCATCAATCTTTGCCTGTAATAAAGCATTTTGTTGTCTTACCTTCTTCAGCCTAGAATCTTCAATCATATTTATAGTTGTCTGTCTTTCTAAATTCTTTCCAATCAATGCAAGTTCTTCTTTTCTAGCGTCTATTTGTGCTCTTATTCTGTCAGCCTGTTTTTGTGCTGATCTACCGCCACCAAGGTTGTCTAATTTTGCCTGTAAAGCCTGTAATTCTGGATCATCTGCTGCTCCTCCTACATTTGCAAGTCTGTTTGTTTCGGCTCTTGCTGCCTCTACTTTTATGGGATTGGCAAGTAAATTTAATACAGGTGCTAATGCTGCCAACATCTTAGTTCCTAAAAGCTGGAAAGCATTTCCTATCAATCTAGTATTTTCTCCAAATTCTTTTAAATTTTTAACTCCTTTTTCTCCTATCTGCTGGTTCATCTGCTCAGTTACGGCTGCTAATGCAGCTTGTGTTCCCTCTGTCTTTTTAATTAACTGTATTTGTTTTTCTCGCTCCGTTCCGTTTGCTCCTAAAGCCCTAGTCAGTCCTTCAACATTAGGGGTTAAAATATTAAATGCTTGACCTAGCTTTGATGTTGAATCAAATAATTGTTGAGCCTGAGTTAATAATGCAGTAGCAACTAGACCTCCAGCAAAACCTCCTGTTTGCCCTCCTAATTTTCCACCAATCAATCCACCAGTAAAACCAGCAGCAGCACCTAATGGTCCTTGTCCAAATAACAATGGAAATGCACCACTTATTAATGCTCCAGATATGTCTCCACTTGTAAACCTCGGTTGCCTAGGTTGTGGCCCATAAATATTTGGCCCTGATCCAGCAAACTTTCCTCTTGCCATATCAAAGTTTCTTTGCCTTTGTCTGTCTGATGCACTTGTGCTGGTGCTAGTACCACCACTACCTTTTCCAGTTGCTCGTTTTGTTAAATTTAAATCTTCTTTTTTTAATCTATTTGTTTTTTCTAGTTCTCTATTTAATCTTTTTTGTGTTCTTTCCTGTTTTAAAAGTAGTGCAGCCTTATCTCTTTCGTTCTTTAATAGTATTTTTGAATCGCCTCTTTTTCCCTGGGCTAACGCATTTAATTTTGATATTCTTCTTTCTAAATTAGATATTTGCTGGTTTATCTTCCGAACATCTAACTTAATATTTACATCGTAATTAGAGCCAGCCACTAATTTTTAGAAAACATTAAACCTAGTTTAGCGTACCTTGCGAGTTTGAGCCTTTCTTTTTGCCTTTTCGTATGCTTTTTCTTCTTCTTCAGCTTTATGGTTAAAATATGCGTTCCAGCCGTACATTTCTTCTAAAGACATTTTGTTTCGTAAATCAACTAATGTCATGCCTAACTTTTCTGCAACAAAAAATTGCATATGAAGGTAGCTATTCTTTTTTAATTCAGCTTTTTACGGCATCAGGGGTAGCCTCCTCTCCCAACTCTTGCATCTTTGTCATAAGTTCTAGCAATACTGACAATGGTATTTCTCTTCTAAGACTTGCCCTATCAGCTTCGGTAAATAACTTGTTACCGCTTTCATCTTCAGCCTTACCAATAATTACTTGGAGTGCAAAGTCTAAACTACCTTCTTCCTGCCCTCTGTTTGCTTTTATTAGAGTAGTATTTATTGTGTCTCTATCAGCGATAGTTAAAGGTGTCCAGTAAACCTTCAAGATTACCTGACCATTTTTGTAGATTTCATAACTGCTTTTGTTATCTACACTAAAGGCTTTCTTTAGTTTGTCGATTGCTCTTTCTGTTGCCATGCAAAAATAATTTTATTATCTATTAACTATACTACTACTTTATTACTTAAAGCCAACCTTTTTAAATGCCATTGCTATGTCTTTGTTAATAAATCCTCCTTTTGTATAAACTACATACCAATTTGGTCCTCTAGCTGTAGGACTTGTAGACGCACTAAAATGTTCAGCATAGGTTACTTGTTCGTCTCTAAAATTAGGTAAAGTCTGCCCTGGTGCGTTTATTGCAAAGCCAGCATATTTAGCTCTGTTTCCAATATACAAATCTTGTTTCAATGTAACATTAGGAACTCTTGCATTTTTTATTTGCCTAGCTGTTGGTTTAGGCATCATATAATAGTCAAAGTCTGGTTTTCTTTTTCGATTTGCCTTTACAGGATTTTTTGAAACTATCCAGTTTTCGCCAAATGTTCCTGTCCACCACGGACCTTGTTCAGTAAGTGAACGTACTATTGTTTTCGCAGTCTCTTTTCTTCCTTTAATTATTGCCTTTCGTAAATCTCCAGGCATTTGACTAAAAGGTTTTCTTCTAGGCATTAGCAGTAAAGTCGCAGCTTACAACAGATAAATAATGACTATCCTCTTCAACATTTACAGAAGTTGGTCCTTCTATTTGTAATACTCTTGGACTTACAGAAAATGTATCTGTGTAGGTTGAAGCATTTACAGAAGTAAGACCTGTAATGACTGTTTCGGCTATAGCAGATGCCTCCGCACTTCCCTTATGTGGTGGTGTCATAATTCCACATCTTATAGATCCAGAATAATAAGTCTGTGCTGATCCTTGTGTTTGGGTAGTAGATTGTCCAAAATCTAAACTTACCATCACATACTTTTTGTTTTTACCTGGAGTGCTGAAAGGCATATTGTCAAAAATTACAGAAACAGTAGGATCTGCGTCTGTTACCGCATCTAATATTGCGGTTTCAAATGCTGCTCGTGCGTTTACTAAACTCATTAGAAAATAACGTCAACTCTAAATAAATACTCTTGGCCTCCTTTAAGAGTAAGAATATTTGTTATCTTACAACCTCTGCTAGATCCAGAAAATGTAAGAGTAATATCATCTTGCAATAAAGGTTGATTATCTCCTATCAAATCAGGTGTTATGTATAGTCTTGCCACGTTCTCTTGGAAACCTGTTTCTTCTGTTGACCTAACAAACTCGATAGGAACTTTTATCGTATAGTTTGTATCTACTGTTATGTATTCTCCAGTTTTATTGTTATAACTTGATACTCCTTTTCTTGTATAGACAATGGTTGTATCTAAAGAATCGCCAAGTTGAGCAACAACCTGTTTTGCAATGTTTTTTAGTGCTGTATCTAGTTGTCCTGCCATTAGCCTCTAACCGCCCTTAGTTGGAAAGTTCCTGCTCCACCTAGCATATACGCTCCAAGATAACTTTGTAACCACGGGTAAACATCTAAAATATTATTTAT